CATTGGATGGAGAACAGTTACAGCATTACGAAGACGGCGGCTGAGAGGTTTGCTCGCATGTTCAACCAGGAGCACGGGACTCAGATTGCGATTATGCGAGTGTTGAACGCGTACGGGCCGGGGCAGGGGTTGCCGTACCCGTGGGGGCCGTCGAAGGTTCGGAAGATCATGCCCACGTTCATCGCTCAAGCCCTGTCGGGGCAACCCATCAGCGTGTACGGGGACGGAACCCAGGTGATGGATATGGTGTACGTCGAAGACGTTGCCCGCGGTTTAGTGGATGGGCTAACCGCTGATCACACTGTCACCCACGAGATCGGTACTGGTCGTGCTACCACTGTCAACGAAATCGCTGAAACCATTCTGAGTATTGTCGGTGGTGGCACAATTGAACACGTTCCCATGCGACGCGGTGAACCACCCAAATCCACGGTACTCGCCGCGTCGCCGCATCCGGCTGCGACCACCACTCTCGAGGACGGCACCAAACACGCCGTCGACTACTTCGGAGAAATCCTCGGATGAGTTTCGAAGGGTTCAACGTCATAGCTTGTGTCCCAGCTGGGCGACGTCGCGTAATGGATCCGCTCCTCAAACACTTACGCGTCAACAGTCACCTCATCGACCGGGTTCACCTGTGGCAGAACACGGACAATGCTGACGACCTTGAATGGATGCGGAAACAAGCCGACGACTACGTGCACCTCATCCCCCTCGATTACGACGAACCACCCCGCATACCGAAACAACTGAACACGGGACGGTTTTACCAGTACGCCACCGACCCCGACACCGTTTACATTCGGTTTGATGATGACATTGTTTGGATCGCTCCCGACGCCATCGAGAGCCTTCTACGGTTACGACTCGAGCAGCGTGACCCGTTTGTAGTGTTCGCCACCATTTGGAACAATGCGGTGATTAGCAGCATCGCCCAAGAGCTTGGGATTATCAACGGTTCATACGGACACGTTGACCGGTATTGCATGGACCCGGTCGGGTGGAAAGACCCGGAGTTCGGTGAGTACGTTCATCGGACCCTGTTGATGGCTATAGAGGCGGGAACGGTTGACCAGTTGAAATTTGGTCACACTTCCGCCGTGCGTGTCCCCCAAGGGAACCGGCCACTACCCAGTCCGCTCCGGTTCAGTGTCAGTTGCTTCGTTTGGTTCGGATCCGACATGGCCCTAGTAGCAGACGAACTATGGGCCGCGGAAGAAGAGCAGTTCATTAGTGGCACTTACCCGGATCGCACCGGCCGGTTCAACCTCATCGCTGGTGATGCCCTCGTCAGTCACTACAGCTTCTTCACTCAACGAGCTCACCTTGATACCACCGACATTCTCACCCAGTATCAGGATCTTGCTGACAACGCTTACCACGACGCCTACTACCGGTTGTTGGGTGAGTCATGATCCCAAAAGTGTTTCATCGGATCTGGTTCGGCCCCAACCCCATGCCCTTGTTGTACGAAGGGTTTTGGGAACAGTGGCAGGAACTTCACCCGGAGTGGGAGTTCAAAACGTGGACGTATGCCAATCTGCCACCCCTGGTCAATCAGTTCGCGTTTGATGATTGTGGTGTTCGGTGGCCGGCCTTGTCCCGGTACCACGACGGTATCGAGCAGGAAGTGATGCGTGCTGACATCGCCGCTTACGATCTGGTGTTCCAATTCGGAGGCGTGTACTTGAACTGTGACATGGAACCATTGAAATCGTTTGAACCGGTGGTGGCGGGTGTGGAAGCGTTCGCCGGTTGGGAACGCCCCTACTTTGTTGGAAACGCCGTGTTCGGTGCCACCCCTCATCATCCGTTTTTCGGTGACATCCTCGAGGCGCTTCCGCATCGGGTGGAGCAGGGGTTGGTGATGGAGAACGCGACCGGTACGAAACTCATCACCGAAACGTACCGGCGGAACCCCCGCGACGTCACCATGTACACCACCGACGACCTGTATGACGGTGGGTTCGCCAAGCATCATTGGGGGCATCAGTTGTCGGTGATGGGATTGTTGGGTGACGAGGTTGCTCGCACTGATGATGGGGGGTTTGTGTCGTGGCGTTGAAGTGGCCGAAACCGAAACCGTCTCCTCCTGATAAGGAACCGGATGTGATTGTTGTGACGGGTGTGGGGAGCTTCCCCAACCCAAAGAAGAAGAAGAAAGGGATGTAAGTGGCGATCACCAACGGCTACATAACTCTTGCTCAGTTCAAATCGTTCACCGCGGTAGGTGACAATGATGACACCGCTCTTGAGATCACTATTGAGTCGGCTAGTCGTGCGATTGATAATTTCACTGGCCGGCACTTCTATCAGGACGCTGGTGGGGTTCGTGTGTATACACCGGACGAGTGGGATCGGCTTGAGGTGGATGACATTTACAACACGACGAGTTTGGCGTTGGCTCAGGACACGACTGGGGATGGGACGTTTGATACGACGTGGACGATCACCACTGACTTCCTTATGCACCCCCCCAACCCGAGACCCGGATGGCCCTACACAGCGATTGTCCTCAGCCGCACCGGATCCCGCTACTTCGAGGGATACCCCAACGAAATCGAACTCACCGCCAACTACGGATGGTCCGCAGTACCCGAAGAAGTCCGGCACGCGTGTTTGATTCAAACCAACCGGTTCTGGCATCGTCGCAACTCACCGGAGGGTGTGGCGGGGTTCAGTGAATTCGGTGTGGCTCGCATCAGCAAACTGCTGGACCCCGACGCTCAAGTCCTGTTGGATCCGTTCCGGAAGATGCCGGCCATTATCTGATGGCAGTCAAACTCGGAGTCGAAATCACCAACCTCAACCGGATCGTAAAGAAACTCGACTACCGGCTCATCAAACCAAGCGTCGACCGTGCCGTCACCAAAACCGCTGACGCCGGCGTCGGGCCCCTCCGGTCCCTCGTCGGGATCAGCAGCGGCACCCTAATCCGCAGTCTCAACTCCACGGGTGTCAGCAACCGTGGGCGCGGCAAATCAACAGGTGGACCCACCAGTGGCCTCTCAGCGGCATATGTCAGAGGTGTCTGGTATGGAAGGTTCCCAGACCGGGGCACCCGGTACATCAAACGTCGCGGCTGGTCCGTCAAGGCCCGCACCCAAATCAAACCCGCCGCCGACGCCAACCTCAGAACCGCCGGCAACGAAATCGCCCGCGAATGGGGCAAAATCTAATGGCACTTATCAGCGACCACCGCACCAGCCTCCACACCGCACTCGACGCCATCGCCGGCCTCAACGTATACGACACACCCCGCGACCGATTCGGGACACCCTGCGCCATGATCGTCGCCCCCGAAATCATCGAACCCCTCACCTTCGGCCCCGGCGGATGGACATACGTATATCAAATCCGTCTCTACATCACCCGCACCGACCTCGACAGTGCCATCGACGACCTCGACCCCTACCTCTCCTCCACCGGCGCCACCAGTGTCCTTGCCGCCCTCAACGGGATTAGCAACAACATCAGCGTCGTCCAAGTCCGAGACATAGGGAACTTCGTCGCCAACGACGCCAACTACCTCGGCGCTGACGTCATCGTCGAAGTAACCACCAGCGATTAAAGGAGCAACATGGCAGGCAAAGCCGGGAAGAAATACAAGATCGTTAAGGATGGTGCGTATTGGAAGGGTGACGAACCAGTCGAGGTTGGCGCCACTGTCACGCTCACTAAACGCGAAGCTGAGAAGCTCCTCCACCGGGGCATCATCGAGGAGACATAAACAATGGCCTTCACACACGGATCCACCACCAGTGGCGTCTACTACCACACCCAAGACCTCACCGCCTACGCGGACACATGGTCCGTTGACTTAACCGGTAACGCTGACGAAGTAACCACGTTCGCGTCCGCAGGGAACAGTCGCGAGTTCATTCGTGGGATCAACACGGGTGGGGGGACCGTCAGCGGATACTACGACGCCGCCGCCGACCAAGCGTTGTTCGACAGCATCAGCGACAGTACGGTTGACGCGTTCACTCTCATCCCCGACGCTCAAGCCATTGGGGCTCGCACCTACGGTGGCGCCGGCCTCGACACAAGTTTCTCCCCATCAGGATCCGTTGGTGGCGTCAACGCCTGGTCACTCGACGTGCAAGGCACCGGGTTCGGTGGAGGGGTACTCCTCAACATCGAAACGGCGTTAACTACCACCGGTGGTAATGCCTCGGTGGATTCTTTAGCGTCGAGCGCTAACGGTGGGATCGCCGTGTTCCACTTCATCACCGATGACGTGACCACCATGACCTGCGCCATCCAAGACTCACCCAACGACAGCACTTGGGCCAACCTTGACGAACAAACCTTCACCACGGTTGATTCGGTAGCCACCATTGTCACTGGCACCATCGACCAATACCTCCGCTTCAACGTCACCGTGTTCACCGGCACCAGCGCCGTCGTCCTCGCCAGTTTCATCCGCTTCGCCTAACAGATAGGCCACAACCGGAACCCCTCAACGGGGTTCCCTCAAAGGGACACCAAAGCGGTGTCCCTTTTCTAATGGAAGGAGAATGCTTTGGCATTCAGTCACGGTCGTACCACGACCTTCTCAATTGATGACAGTGGCGGGACCGCCCGTGATCTGTCTGCCTATACGGAATCCGCCAGCATCGACCTTGTCGGTGACACTGACGAAACCACTACCTTCGGAGGCGGCGACAGCCGCACGTTTATCCGTGGGTTGAATGGTGGGTCGTTCAGTGCTAGCGGTTATTACGACAACACAGCTACGACTGGCCCGGACGTTGTTTTGGAGGGGTTGTATGACAACACTTCGACGTCAACGTTCGCGATTTCGTTTGATGCTGATACCACTACATATGGTGGTGAGGCGTTGATGAATTCGTTTAACACGTCGGCGGCGGTTGGTGGAGTTGTGTCCTGGTCCGCTGACTTCACAGTCACCGGTCAAACCACCCGCACCTGATGGCATTACTCGACCTTGACAAAATCCGATCAGCGGGTCGGGAAACACAAGAAGTTGAGATGCCTGAGTGGGGAGGATCCGTTGTTATCCAAGAGTTAAGCCTGAGTGAACTTCGCGCGGTTGGTAAAAGCGTGGAGGACAAGGGTGAGGACTCTGATGATGTGACGCGACTCCTCCTCACCCACGGTGTTCTCGAACCGAAACTTGACGACGCGACCCTTGACCATATTCTCGAGGTAGGTGGAGTGAAGGCGGCCAGTCGTTTGGCCGGCCTCATTAGTGAACTTCAAACTAACGCCACCAGCCAGGAGGATAGGGAGGCGTCTTTCTAGTCCTCCCCGACCCGATTGTTGCGAGTCGGGGATTAGACGAGGCTCACAATTGGAACGCGTCGTGGAAACGCGCTGAGTTCTATGTGGCTGACCAGTTGAACCTCACCATTGGTGAGTTACGGACTCGGATGACCCGTTCCGAGTTTTTGGACTGGTTGGCGTTCTATCGGGTAATGAACGAACTAGCAAACAAGGGATGAGCGTGTGGCGCGCGGCGTAACCGAACTGTTAATGAAGATCACCGGTGATAACCGGGAAGCTGTCAAAGCCCTTAACGGCATTGAAGGCAAGATGACTTCATTTGGGAAGAACATCACCAACGCCCTCAAGGGTGTGGCGGCGGCGTTCGCTATTAAAGAGGTGGCGCAATTCGGTAAAGACGCGTTGATGGCCGCGGTTGACGCTGAAGAAGCCGCGTCGGCGTTCAAGACGGTGTTCGGGCCGGCCGTTGCGGACGTCACCCGATTCGTTGACGAATTCGCTAACAAAGCTGGGTTCGCGTCTCACGAACTCGAACAGATGTTGGCGATCACCGGTAACATTGTCCAAGGGTTGGGAGCCACCGAACGTGAATCCGCTCAACTAGCGATCACTATGGCGACTCTGGCTGGGGACGTTGCCTCATTCAGTAACGCGCAAGGTGGCGCCGAAGCTGTCATGGCCGCTCTCCAGTCGGCTCTCACCGGGGAACGGGAAGCCCTCAAAACGTATGGCATCGTCATCAACGAAGCCGACGTTCAAACGCGTGCGTTCGCCAACACTGGCAAGACGGCTGCCAGTGAACTTACGAAGATGGAAAAGGCAACCGCCACCGTCCAGATCGCAATGGAACGCGCTGGTAAAGCCGTGGGGGACTTGGATCGTACCGCTGACGGTAACGCCAACCAGATGCGGGAACTTTCCGCCGTGTGGAAAGAAACCCAGGTCAGCATCGGGGAAGCACTCATCCCCGCCCTCGAAGCGCTCCTCCCCCTCCTCAAAGCCCTCGCCGAAGGCGGCAAAGAAGTCGCCGGTGTAATCGAAGGCGGCACCTTCTTCATCGAGTCGTTCGGTCGTGCCATCACCGGCAACAACCCCGGCATGGCAAAATTCAACATGAGTCTCCGAATCCTCAATGAAGAATTCGGACACATCGAGGACCCGGTTCGTAAAGCGTCC